TCTTCTTTCATAAAAAAAACTGTGTTAGCAAAGTTAATACTTTATTCCTTGCTGACACAGTTTAATTTACATCCTCTTTCGGCTCCCTTCTTATTAATTAATGTTCCACCTTTACAATTTCATTATAAACGATTTTGCTTCGTGGGTTATGATTGACTATCGTTTGTTTATACCCCTTTGTCCCCCATCTCCACCATAGGAACCTGTGTTTATATATCCGGCTTATCGCACTTGAAAGACTGTCTCTCACTTCATAAGTAAATGTGCTGTCAGGAATATTTGCATAAAAATCCACCCATTTATCTGAATAATTGAAACAGCTGTCTTTCAGAACAAATACAATACTGTCTTTAGTGACAACTTTTGTGGTTGTGATATATTCGACTTCTTTTGGACGCAGATTCAATTCTTTTATTAGTTTTGCATCCGCACTCCGCAGCTCTTTCAATTCTTCTATGTTAAGCCGTAAAACATGGTTTTCAACCACATTTAGACTATCCCTAATCTTATATTCTTCAAGCCCAGTACAGAGACTTTTCATATTATCTGAAAGTCGGGCACTTTCCTTCTTCTCTTCCTGCCACAACCGGTACATCAAAAAGGTTGCCGCAAGGAGTAACACAAAGATTACTCCTATACCTATCTTCAATCTCATAATCAATCTGTATATACATTTTTACCAACTTCCGCAATAACTACCCATGCACCATTACAGAAACCATATATCTTACCGTCATTCTCCGGCATTTCAGGTATTGTATTAAGTTTTGTTTCATTGGCAGTGGCTTTGCTAAGAGCTGTTTGAGCTGTACTTTTTGCAGCATCAGCCGTTGTTTGTGCGGTCACGGCCTTTCCATCAGTAACAGCCAACATTCCAGTCAGAGTTTTTTCATTGGTTACTCCTGCAAGGAAGGTTTCAATTTCATTGAAGGTGTCAATGGCCGTAGTCGCATCAACAGTACCAACCAATTCATCCAAAGCGGTCTTCACCGCATTTATGGACTGTTCCAGTTGGGACTCTGCCAGTTGAGCACGTCCGCTTTCTGCTAAAATATCCGATTTGCTCGCACTGCTGCTACCATCAGAACTTTCCAAAAATGAAGATGAAATAGGAAGTTCATTACATCCTACCATAACATATTGTCCGGCTATCAACCCGTCGACATTCATATCACAGAACTCTCCAACCCCAAGTGCTGTTTTGTAAGGTACATAATCCTTTCCATTAGAACTTTTGTACACAACAACTCTGTTGTTTGCTGCATCTCCAAAATTGATGCTAATAGCAAATTTCCCAGTAGATAACTGTATAGGTTGGCTTTCGTACCAATCCTCTTCTTTAAGAGTAAAATTCAAGTTTGCCATATCTTCTATGTGTTTATATGTTTGTTTCCTATATCAACTCCCAACCTTTCCTTACCTCATCCATGTTTGCAGGAACACCATTCTCAACATAACTCATTGCAGCCACCACCGCAATAAGTTGTTCCCGGTTGTTTCTGTTCAGAATTGTATGACGAGATATGCCTGAACGCTTTTCGACTGTGGCAATATACACTTCAGTATTGTTCTCACATGGCGGTGCCCATCGCATAATAACATCTTCAAGTTCATTGGCCGTGCCGTCTTTGTCAGTATCATACTTATTAAGAATATAAGTTTGAAGAGTTTTAAAAGCAGCACGATAACCGTATGCCATAGTTTTAAACTGAAAGAAACTTTTATCTGTCTGTGTTGCAGACAACCCCTGCCATTTCGTATTATTTCTCCGTATATTTAACGGATTATTATTCCGTAGTCCCCGTGTCATTTTTATCCTCCTTTTCTTTTTGTGTTTCAAACAATATTTGTGCGGCCAGTCGTGCTATATCGTCCTTATTCTCAATGATTATACTCATGGTCTTTTCCGCTTTCCGAAGCTCGGCCTTTTCCCATGATTTCTCACGTACCGATTTGAACTCACAGAAAACGCAATAAACCGCCCATAACATAGCGAATACTGGAAATGGAATGACGATGCAACATATAAGGTCAATCATAACCAGTGTCAGAAACGGATTAAAATATTTCTTCGCTTTTGTCGCTGTCATTTTGTACTTCTTCGAGGTACGAAGTTCCCCACGCTGTTTGGCCTTCTGAATCCCCGAAATAAAATCTATCCCCATTGCGATTATGATAGCTGTCATACTTACCGCTATCAAAACCAAATGTAAAAACAAATGGTCGTGAATGAATGTTTCAATAATGTCGTTCATATCCTTTTGTGTTTGCGTTTATTATTTTTATTCCAATAGTAATTTGTTGATAGCATCAATAAAGGCTGGGGAACATAAACTTGCGTATTCCTTAATCATATTACACTCTTCATCGTTATACTCAATTTCTCCATTGGAGTTGAATATTTTAAATGCGAGGGCATGAGCCTCTATTCCCCTGCCAAGTTGATAAATGATATTGGCAAAATCCTTCTTGTAGTTCTCAACGGAACATCTCGTCTTATCAATATCAACAAATATCTCAATTCTTTCAAAATTTATCCTTTTCATAATCACTTCCAATCATTATCATTTGAAGCACCGAACATCAGTCCTCTTCCCAACCAGTCAGAGTTCGGTGACGGATACATAAAATCCACCAACTGCATACAATGGTGCATGGAACCGCCATTCAATGTTTGCTTTGTTCCATTCGCATATATCTGAACATTATTATAATTGTCATTTGCATTAACCACGAATATCCTTTGGGTAACGGCAAGACTCAAAAGATAACGGTAGGTTTCATTCGATGTTATTCTAAATATAACCGTATCAACTGGAAAACCCGAAGTTTCACCGTTATAATCGTATCTTGGCGAATAGCAAGGAACTGTATAATAAGTTTCGTTAGCAGAGGAAGTCCCGGAAGTCAAAGGTATATAAGTACCGGTTTTATCAGCACCTTTTGTGTACACATAGGCATAGGAGCCGTAAACTACCATAATGCTTCTTTCCCTTGCGCCAAACACGCCTCTACACCATAAGTCAGAAGTGTAGAAACGTAATGACCGGTTATCCTTAGTACCTTGATGATACATATCACCATCAAACCACATTCTTCCATCACTTCCAAAGCTGATTCCTCCAACCGCATCACCAGCAGCATTCACGCAATTCAACCTTGTAAAAGAGCCTGATACACCTTTCAATGTACCTTCAAAAGTGCTGTCACCTGAAATAACCGCACCAGCCGCATAGAGTTTCCCTGCTATACTCACCTTATATGGCGCATCAGTCGGTGTTGTAGCTCCAACCCATAACGGATAGTCACCACCAACAAGACCTGCTGCAACCGTTTTATTATCGCCCTTCATTATCAAAAGCTGATTACCCTGCATGAACCGTAGAATAGCATTTTGAGCCATGATAAGCGGAGTGTACACTGGCACCAAAGAATTAAACTTCTGCCAATAAGTTGTATTTGTCACCGGAATGGAATCACTGGACGTATGAGTTTTCAGACATTTATACGCATTAAACGTATTAGCACCGGTAGTCACAATTGCAATATCCAAGTACCGGGTACCGGAAGTCAAAGCCTCGTCATTGCGATACTCTATGCCTTTAGCCCATTCGGATTGCCGGAGAATACAGCCTTGCAGCCCGTTTTTCCCCGGTTCCCCATTAGTACCGTCAATTCCATTTTTGGCCTTTCTTCGTATTAATATATGCCCTTGCGCCTCCATACCGGATTACTTCAATTTTGCTAATACTTCTTTTGCGATCTCCTTAGCCTTGATACGATAACTCTGATAATCAGTGTATTCTTTCAGATATTCGGCACGCTTACCTTCGTCAAGTTCCGAAGCCATATCACGTGCCATTTCCAAGTTGGCGAAAATGGCATCACGTTTATTCGCATCATAACGTTCCATGATAATGGCACTTACAATACTGTCATAATCATGTTCCCCTTCAACATCCACGTTTTCACAGACATACTGGTCTTCAACCACCACATCTTCCGAACCGGCCTTTTGAACAGCTTCTCTTCTCTCAAAGTCGAAGTAAATGCGTAGCAACGCACCTTCAACTACAAATTCAATACCAGTCGGCAGTTCTCCTACAAGAGTTCCATAACTTTTCATAAATTACCTCCATTTTTATAATTATTCTTCAAAATAATAAGCACTCTTCCCGTCACCTAACGAACGCCGCTTGACAATCACATTTTCCACTGGAAAAATCTTCTGACCGTTATTCTCCGCTTCGCGAGCCTGATCCAACACATCTTTCAGATTGTAACAGTTCGTTATGAATTTGCTACGTTGTCCGTTCTGTTCAAAAAGAACACAATATCTACCTTCACCTTGCTTTGTCTTCACATTCGTTTCAAAGTCCACCACTGTTATAGGGACATTGAGAATATCCATCAATCTTGTCTCTTTTACATCGAAGAACTTCTTTCCGTCCTTTGTTCTACCACTCTGTTTGATACCTTTATCTGCAAAACTCATATCATTATTTGTTATTGTTCTCCATAAATTCTTACAATCTCCCCACTTACACCAGCCCCAGTATGAAGCTCGTATCTCGCGGTTACGTTTCCGGCTTTTTATTCGTTTCACCTTTCGGGCAAAGTTCTTTTTCATATTTTTACGCATCCGAACATTATCTTTCGTGAAGCAATAGCCCAAAAAGTTAATCCTTCTTCCTCTTACTACGTTTTCGCTTTCTATGCTTTTTGTTCCCATTTTTTGTTTCTGTTCCTATCGGAGCAATACAACTGTTTGCTTTAACTACCAACCCAACTTTTGCACTTTCCCGTTCATACGCACGAATAAGAAACAACGCTTCGGCCTTAGAACGAGCCAGCATAACATTATCATCGCAATATCTATGCAGGCATTTGACACGATATTTCTCCTTCATTGTATGATCTATCCGGCTTGCCGCAAAATTCCCGATAGGTTGGCTTGTAAATGCTCCAATCGGAACACCTCTTCTTCCGTTCAACTTCATTCTCCAATACGTCAACTAACTCTGTTCCGCTGTCATACGATAAAACAGCTATCTCGATCAATTTAATAAATCGTTCATCTTTGAATTTCCTTCTCAATGCAGCAACAATAAGCTCATGAAGAATACTTTGATAGAACTTTTTGAAATCAGTCTTTACGAACCATTTGTATTCCGGGTACCGGTGAAGAAAACGTTTCATTCTCCTTACTCCAAAATGTAATCCCTTTCCCTTGATACACGCACTTGTATCATAAATCAAATTTCTATAAACATCTTCTTCAATCACCCTCATAATTGCATGGTGCAATATACGCCACGGGAAATATTTCTGTTTGACAATATCTCGAACCTTTCCTGCATCACTTTTTACTCTCATTACGCTATAATCCGGTGCCGGAAAATCCAATGTCAGGATCATCAACTGCAAAGCTCGGAGGTCTTCTTCCGGGTGTAGATTATGCCGCCTGATAAAGCGGTTTTTCTTAACCTTCCCATCTTGTGCTTCTTTGTCCGCTTCACGTAAATTATTTATCTCTGCTATACGTTCAAGAATATACCCGGCTCTTTTAGATTTCTTTCCACCGTTTGCTTCTATCCGTTTATTGTCAGCCTCTATCCTTTCCGCTATAATTCTATCAATTTCATTATGCGATAGACTCTTCCAATCAATATCACTTCTTCCAATATTCACTGCTGCTTTGTTTTAAAATTTACACCATACTTCCAATTTTGTCTTGTTCAGACTATTTTAATTATTCCGATAACTGCAAGCTGTTTTTACTTGCTTGAATAATTCGCCCGGAGCTTTCGAGAACCAACCTACTAACACCGCTTGTTGCCTTTCGCAAATTGGGCAACCTTTCCGCATTCTTGATTTTCTGACATCGTAACCAATTGATTACTACGTTGCAACGATATAAATCCTGCAAGGTCATGGCTCGGAGAACTCGCAGATTACTCTACGATAAATAAGTATGGCGAGAGCCGATATTCGCATTCGAGTTCGACCAATCGTTATTCGAGTTCGCATAAGCGAGGCCGCAATTCGCACCGTTATTCGCATTACCGCCCCAAAGAACCAGCTCTTGTTCCCCTCTGCCAACCGTCCACGCCTTTCGGCTTTCGTCCCGTTATCCGTTGCCGTAAAACGAGAAGGTGGACGGGTTTTAATTAATTGAAATTCAAAGAACTAATATTTCAAAATCTATTATGCAGCCATCAAAGATGCACCGCTAACAAATGTTAAATTCCCAAAATACGCAAGGCGAGAGCCGAGAGCCGCAGCCGAGGCCGACCAATCGTGATTCGAGTACGCAGAAGCGAGGCCGCAATACGCACCGGGAGTCGCAGAACCGCCCCAAAGAACCAGCTGCCCAGTAGTGTTTGCCCATGAATAATCAGCCCAATAAGAAGTGCTGTTTCCACCAATCTTTTTCGGGAAAATATCAAAATGCTCCCCAAGAATTATTTCCTGCACTTGACCGGAAGCTGTCTGACGGGTAGCTTGTCTGTATTCACCATTTGGATGCGCAGCTAATTCAGCAGTAGTCGGTAAACGGTTTCCTTTGTAAATGAAAATTTCCGTTCCACTTTGAGCACTATTGTTGGAACTACCGCAAAATACTCCTTGCAGAAATTCCCACTGCCACCCATAAGGATCTTCTATACCCATCATGTTCACCCGTGAACAATCCACTCCAGTATTACTTCCATTCACCACAGAAATAGCTATTTTGCCCCAATTGTCACCGAGACTCTTTGTTGCGCCAGTTTGCAATGCTGCCGCAGCAGCCCACAAGTCTTTACTGGAGCTACCACCCACACCATAACCAAGTTTGGCTTGAATATTGGTATCTCCGTACTGGGACAGCCCCAACATCATAATAAGCTTTCTCTGATCGTAATCGGTCAGTCCCCATTCCTTACCGTTCACTTGTGCAGCATTCCAAAATGCGTTGATTGTCTTGCTGCCTGCCGGTGCAACTCCTGAACGTGAAACAAGTGCGCTACCTGACATGGAGCCTTTGTATGCACCGATACAGTTATACATTCCACCATTTGCCCCACCAATAAACTCACCGCCAATAGGTAGCATCGAGAGCCATAAGACTGGTACACCACTCACACTGTCAGTCTGTACACGATAATACAAACGTGGCCCTATCCACATCACATGCCCTTTGGTTTCATCCACCGCAGTACCATCAGCAAACACCGCACTATTGGTAGGGGACATTTTAGCAGCCCTTCCATCATTCGTTACGAGATAACGGCCACAATACAACTTGTATTCTGTCCATGCGGCTGTATTACCTATCACACCATAGTTCGTGCTACTTTGGGTTGATTGTTTGATTGGAATCCCCCAAGCCACCTGCCTCAACATTTGTTCGTCACCATTATTAATAGCATTCATGAAGTTTTCCACGGTAATGCGTCTGACACTACCACCAACTTCCACCAATACTGTATTGGAACGCAGAATGGAGGTCACCAATGTTTCATTTCCTAATCCTTTAGTTGCCATAATATTATTTTGTTTTTATGTTAATTAAAATGACATTCTGCCAAAACATCAACATCATATTGAGTCCCGTTTCTGTCTGTTTCCGTTGTTGTTACAGATATAGAATTTGTTGTAGAATGTTTCAAACTCTTCCAGTTTTCCTTATCCATCACATCCATAGTCCACGATGCGGAAGTAGGAGTATAAGTTGACCCCGTAGTCATATTTACAATCTTGGCACTTACTGTAACGGGTTGTCCGGTATCAACCTCTTTGTTGGAAGAAGTTATATAACATACAATTTGAAATTCATCTGCCGTATCAATGATACGTACCCCGGCACGTGCTATCGGTTGTGAAGCACTTGAAGACTGATAAACTTCTGCTATGAATAACTGGGTACCGTCCACATCACCACGGGTAACAGTTACACTTTTCTGTCCGTTCTTATCAGTCCAAGCCGCCGTGTCCTTATACCATTTTATATAGTAATCGGTAATGGCATTGGCACCGGCATACAGCTTGGTAGTCAGAGTACAACTTGTTACTTTGCTTGTTAACTGTTCGGTACTTGCAAGAATAGCAAGATAGTAAGAGCTGGCTC